CAATGGGGTCCGCTTGCATTTCTGCAAGGTCCTTCTTCATAAGAAGAGGCGTGGTATCGTGAGATCCACAGCTCCTGGGCCTAAGTAACCCATAGGAGTAGAGACTTTGAGAGATGTAATCGAGAACCATACGGCAACCGTGGCTACCAGTTCACCTGGTGCTCCGGAGGGTACTGTAACTTATGTACCTGATCCGTATTACATCAACGGCTCGTACCTTAGCATTGCTAGGGGTCGAGACGACGTTACTAGAGGATTCCCGCCAGCCCCGACTACTTATCGGGCGTACAAAGTTGACACGCATGTCTCACAAATAGAGATGAGTTACGATCAATGGATATACGGGTATTGGAATTTTATCTCTAGTAGTACCGGTAAGCTTTATACAAAGCGAATGTGGACAAGGCGATCCTACTCAGGATCAAGAGGTCTCACTGATGCGATGTCGAAGCTCGGTATGACTGCTACCTACTATCCAAGTATTTCCTTAAACTTGCTTAATGAAGCGCGAACTAAAGCGCTAAACGCGGCGAGCGATGGAAAGTTAAATCTTGGTGAAACCTTAGGTGATATCCGACAAAGTGGGCATATGATAGCCAACCGACTCGGAATGTTAGCTAAGGCCTTGAACGCCGCCCGTAAGGGTGACATAAAAGGAGTAGCAGCTGCACTTGGTGTACAGAAGATAGTGCCTAGGAATAGGAAGCAACATAGTTACGTGCTTTCCGACGCCTCTCGTTTATGGTTAGAGTACCAGTTTGGCTGGCTCCCTATCATGAGCGACATTTTCAACCTCGTCGAGGGTGTTAATGAGGCTTTTAACAGGGGCCCCTACATCACTGTAGAGGGTCTGGCTGTGGCTGATTCCCACCCGGGAATCTTCATGGCCTATACTGTTGATGGGACGTTGCAGCAAGGAGTTCAAGTAGGTCTTACTTACAAGATTTCCGATGCTACACGTGCAGGCCTTAACCAAATAGGCCTGTTAAACCCTATGCAGCTCGCATGGGAGTTACGTCCGCTGTCTTTTGTCGTTGATTGGTTTATTTCAGTCAGCGACTAACTCGAGGCCTTGCAGGCCCCTATGGGTTTATCATTCCAATGTGGATATGAGACTACCTTTACCAGGGGTGATTACACTGTAGAGACGAAAACCTTCTTCGGTAATTCGTCCTACGAACAGTTGTGTAAGCACAAGGTTACTAACTTTGCTATGAGTCGATCCGGCTATGCTGGTTCGCCTCCACCAGGCCTGTACATGAAGTCAGGTCTGAATTTCAGTAAAGCTGTCACCGCAGTGGCATTGCTTAGTCGTCGTTAGGACTCTCCTTTCTACGCATATTAAAGGTTGGTATTATGCCAGCATTCACTAGCATCGCGATCGAAGATCGCGCAACAACTCCCGTAACCCACACGTTCACGCCACGTGATCCAAACTATAATGGAGCACAAATTGGCTTGTTCGCAACGGAAACCGGAGTTCCAATGAGTGAGGCTAAGCTCACTATCTCGACTCGGCGTACTGGCACTAAAAGAAAGTGCAAGTTGACTCTGTCAAACCCAGCGATGGTTGTTGAAACCATTAATGGGGTGGATCGAAATAAGATCGAACGGATTGCTTATGCTTCCTTGGATCTGACATTCGACGAATCTTCCACGCTACAAGAACGGAAAGACCTCGTTGGCATGCTTGCCAACGCTCTAGCTGCCGATGTTGCCCCTGTTGATGGGGTTCTGACGAAGCTAGAAGGCTATTGGGGTTAACCACTTTGTGGTTCCTCAATACAGCACGTAAGTTTGTGCTTGATCACTTAACTTTACTCTTCGGAGTAGTAGTGATTGCCGTTGGGTCTACATCTCTCGTGGGCATGCTAATCATAGCACTGTCCAGTCCGTATGTTGACGATGCTGCTCTTAAGCAGTTAATCAATGACCTTGAGATGGCCCTTGATGGGGAGTCATTGTCTGAGAAATTAGATGATGGTTCCTTTTCAGTTCCAGATATCGATCAGAAGTGATTGGTATTTTCTTAACGCAACGTTTAACCAAAAGGTAAACAATGGAAGAGCATACAGATGAAGTAAGTCTACCCGCAACGGGAGACAACTTCTTTCCAACGAATCTCTGTAAGGGGTTTCAAAAAGAGCTAGATGGCCTCATAAACCATTTAGCTTCGGATGGGACTTGTAAGACACGATATCTCAAATCGGAGTACAAGTCTAAGTATTCTGACGAGGGGACCGTGTCGCCAGAGGAACGCCGCTCAGCTGCCATTCTGAAATGGAAGGCAGTCGAAGAGTCAAACCTCAAAACAAACATGCGCCTGTACCTCGGTCAGGACGACTTTGGGTGGACAACTAGCGATATACTGCTGGCCACTGCTCGAAGGTTTGTGAGCGATGTGCTTGGGAAACTCGATTACCCCGCCGTCTTACATGGCGGAAAGTTTTCGAATGGAGCAAGCACGCGCGTGAGGCGCAGCCCAAAGGCTGCACTTGAAAAGCACGTTGGTAAAGCACACATTACAAGTAGTTGTGTCAAGCATTGGCTAGCTTTTGCCTCAAACTCGAGGCTAAGCCGGTTGGAGCTTGACATTTTCGAAAGTAGTGTAATGTTTACTGTTCCCAAGGCAACTGAAATCGATCGCGTGGCTTGTAAAGAGCCCGAGATCAACATGTTCCTTCAGCGTCAGATTGGTTCCGCTATACGGCGGAAGCTTAAGAAAGTGG